AAAGGCGGTGGCCAGCGGTGTGCGGCTTTCCCCCTCAGCAAACTCCACCGGCTTGTCGCCACCGGCGACGGCATCCAGCAGGGCAACCACCACGGAGGAGGCGCGGGGAGCCAGACGGCCCTCTGCGACCAGTTTTTCTGCAAAGGCCACATTGTCCTTATGCAGTTGCTCCTGTCTGACCTGTGCATCACGCGCATCGCGATCAGCAGCCTGCTGCTTCAGGCGGCGGTTCTCCTCCTGAAGGGCTTCAATCTCTTCTTTTGTCATCGATGATTCCTCGTTACTTGCGGAAGACGGCCCCGGGCCTGTCTCACTGAATTGTGCACCTGCTGCATCCTGCGACAGTGTGTCGCGGTACGCCTCTTCGCGCAGACTGTTGAGCTGCCATTCCGGCAGGACTTTTTCTGCCTCGTCCAGACTGAAGCGGGCGATCAGAAAATCGCGCAGCTTTCCCCACAGGGAGGCATTCGTGATGGCCTGCCAGTCGGCGAACTCCACCACACCTTCTTCCTGCTCACTGAAGGACACCTGTTTCAGCCCCTTGACGGAAGGTGGCTGTGCCCCGAGAAAGCCCACATGGCGAAGGTAGAGCACGCCGGGCTTCGGATTGGACGGTGAATCCGGGAGGTAGAAAGAGGCGGACACTTTTTTGAATCGTCCGTCGGTGACCATCTCAGCAAACTGCGGGTCCAGCTGGGCAGGCTCTGCCATCAGATCGACGCCGCTGAGCGACAGGGCTTTCACCCAGCCCCACGCCGGGTCTTCCGTTCTGGGATGACCAATCACGAGTGGTGCTTCATGGACGGACGGGTCATAGGCTTTCACGCAGGCGGCAAGATCGTCTGGCGTGAACGGCAGTTTTTTGCCGTGCATATCGGTATGAGTACCGGCTTTAAAAATGTGAATGGCTGACATTTTGCTGTCCCGCGTTATGTTGTCGGAGACAGTTTGTGAGAAATGCAGGCCCGGCGATTTTAATCTGCTTTAGAAAACATCAGGGGAGAAGGACAGGGAAAGCAATGCGGTGAACCGGAGGCGGTTATAAAACAGAGGCTGTAAAGCCTTTATAAAGGTAATACAGCCCCTCATTCGCTGGCAATGATAAATCACCCGCCTGAAGAGAGAAAACTCAGCGACGGGCCGCTGATTCAAGATGGCGGACAATGGTATCGAGGATGGGGATTACCACTTCAGGCTGTAGTTCTCCATCCCCCGTCACCGGCAGGAACGGGCGGGCCGGAAGTTCAACAGACTCATTACGCCCCGTTTTACCCCCGAACTGGTGAATGGCACCGTAAACAACGTTGGTCCCCACAACAGCCTGCCGGTCGTCATGGTCGGTTGATACTGACCCCATCAGACGCCCGGTATCCTGCAGTGTCTGCCCGTCACGTTCTTCCGCTGCCAGCGAGGGCATCCACCCCGGACGCCCCTCATCAAGAAAGTTAAACTGTGTTTCCGCCAGCAGGGTTCCGGCGATTTTGCGCATCGCGGGCTCCAGGTCTGTGGCAGCAAGATCCAGCGCACGGAGGCTCCGGCGCAGGGACTTATCGTTAATGGTGATACTGACCAGGTTATCGGAAGCCATTGTTATCCTCTCAGTTCCTGTTGTGCCAGTGGCTGAAGCGTACCCTGATAGCGGGCCAGGTCGGGACGGTATGCTGCCCCCGGAGCATAAGACCAGCCGACGTCGGTGGTCACCTTCGTGGTGCCGGTATTAAAGGTGGCCACGTTCCGCATTTCGCCGGTTTTCTCTGAGACCAGTTTCAGTTCCTGGCCCATGGCAGAGCCGGAGCTGATAACCTTCAGGCCACGGGCACGTACATCCGCCGCACTCAGGGCAATAACACTACAGCGGCAGCGCCAGCCGTTCGGCGGGTAAAATGCCTGCCAGAACGGGTCATCCCAGCGCAGCACCAGACCATGCAGCGCCAGATGGCTCCTGCGGGTATGGCTGTCGTTGATGCCGGTATACATCCAGTACGGCCTGTCGTCGACGTTTTCCATCTGTTCCGCCCAACGACCGGCGCTGTAGAGTACGGACATATTGGTGCGAAAGATGGTATCGAGCCGCCACGGACTGCCCTGCTGAATGGTGACCGGCTCACCCGTTACCGGGTCAGTCGTGTCACGTGGTCCCCACCATCCCTTACGCTTCAGCACCGGCTCCAGCTCCTGCCGGAACCAGCGATCGGTTTTTCCTTCATCGACAGCCTGCTGCAGTGCCCCGCGAATATCTTCCAGGATATCCAGGCGGGTCACTTTAGCAACGGTAAAGGCGCGGGCATGGGCCTCCTGCCACATTTCTTCCCAGTCCCAGGTAATCTGATATCCTTTGGACTTCAGGTAGTTGATTGCCCGCTTCGGGGGAAGCGTCATGCAGTACGCCAGTTCAGCCGTTGTCACGCTCATGCAGACGTCCCCGGATATTTGCCACAAAGAGAATGCGGGCCAGCCGCTCCTGCAGATCGTCCGTGTTCATCTGAGGGTAGAGCTCCGCCAGTTCGCCCAGCAGCTCAGACGGGTTAACCCCGTTTTCGACCCGCCTGAACAGAGGTGCCAGGACGGGTTCCAGCGTGCCATTTAACGCGCCTCCGTTCATCAGAATGTCCAGCGCGTCGTCAAGCTGCTGCTGAGCCTGAATATCAGCATCAATCGCCTCGGCAAATGACAGCGGCAGCATGTTATTCTGGCGTTCCGACGGTGGTGTCTCGTCAATATCGCCGTCCTGCAGTTGGTACTCACGCTTGAAGTACTGCGGGGTCAGACGCAGACCCGCCCGGGTGAGTTTTTCGTCGCGGGTGGCACGGGTGTCATCAATGGCCTCCTGTTCCCACATGGCCCAGACCGGACACGGCACATCGCCGAAGTTCAGGGTGACCACCGTTCTGATGACCTGATTCACTGCCGCCTGAATGATGTCCGCATCCGCATCGCGGATATCAGCCGTTACCTCCAGCCCGGCCTGTGCAGAGGCCTTGTTACTGTTCGCTTCCGTGGTCTGATTCTGACCGAGTAATGCAATGGAGATCTCACTGCGTGACAGTGTGATCAGCTCGCGAAATACCTCGCTGCTGTCTGCCTTGCCATCCGCTGCCCTGAGCTCAATACTGCTGTCATCGGGGATGGCGGCCACCGCGTCCTCCACCATCTGCTCCATGGAGTCCAGCAGTTTTTCAATCTCTGCATCATTTGCGCCCCTCGGGTGCTTACCGATCACCCACGGGGAGCCAAACTTTTCGGCAAAGCGGAGCCAGAATTTCATCCCGCCTTTCTTGAAGGCGACCGGCCAGAAGCACATGGACAGGTCCGGGAAACCGTAAGGATTGTCATACGAGGCATCCTGTGCCGGCACCACGAATTTTGACGGTGACAGCAGCTCACCCTCCACACCCGCATCACGCGCCCGAAAGCGCAGGCAGTTGTCCGTATCAAACTGAAACCACTCAGGCGGTTTGCCGACAATATCCGTCACCGCCCACGACCTGACCGAACGGCCCCACATGATTTCACAGGGCTGATACCCGTAGAGCACGGCATCGCTCATTTCACCGATGATGCGGGACAGATCCAGATCGTCGAGCATGTCGCGGATGAAACGGAAGACCCGGGCAGAGGCGTGACCACGCTCCAGTCCACGCTCCAGCGATTTGAGCGCTGCTTTACGTCTGCGGATACAGCCCCCGACCAGCGGGTCGGTGCGCAGTTCGCGGTAGATACGGATATCCCGTCCCTGAGCCTTGAGAATGGGATCAGGATTGGGCAGATACATGCCCAGTCCGTAAAAGTCGATCGCGCGGCTGCGGGAGGCAATCTGCGCGGTCAGTGATTTCTGAGGCTCAGAAAAAGCAACAAATTCATCGGGTGAAACCCAGATACCCCTCGCCATCAGAATCCCTCCAGCATACGGGCCGCCTGACGACGACGGCGTGAGCTTGCCTTCACCGGCCCTTTGTTAATTTCACGGCTGGCGAAATACGCCAGCGCCAGTGCGATGGCTGAATCCCCGTGGCGTTTACCACCGTCAGCCTTTGCTTTTGAGCGTTGCTCCGGTACGCGGGGGACACCGTTCACCACCTGAACGGCCCGCAGGTCATCCAGTGTGTCTTCATCCTTTGGTAAGTCCACCAGGTTGCCGTCTTCCAGTGCAGCTTTGACCGGAGGCATATGCTCCCGGTACCAGCCTTCGGTTGGCATCACCTGCTGAACCCGGCCGGAGCCGTAGCGCTGCATGGCGTATTCAGCCAGATAGGCACCATTACCACGGGCATCAAACGCTGCACCCAGCAGACCGGGCAGGCCATCCATCAGATACCAGGTGATTTGCTCCTGCTGTCTGAACGGCACGTTACGCAGCTCCAGTACGAATGGCACGCGTCGTACCAGGTTCTTCTCCTGCAGCAGGGGATAGTCCACCGACAAATCACCGCTACGGCCAAAGTCGCGCCCCAGGAAAGAGCGGGCATCAGTGGGGAGTGCCTCCAGCAATGGTTTCAGATACTCATCAAGCCAGTCCTGCGTCTCGCGGAAGCGAACCTCATCAGACAGCAGTTCATAACCTTCCTTGCAGGTCAGACGCAATACCGGCGTATCAGCGGACATGCGGGACTCTATCAGGGCACGGGACAGCCAGGCACCGCCACCGTTGGCCGGAATACAGTCAAGCTCTTCGGATGCGCCGGCACCGTAGAATTTGTACACCGATGCCATCCAGGCCTGCTCGGATGCCTCCGACCATTCCTTCCCGGTGCGCAGACAGACGCGCCGGAACAGCCCCTCAGATACGGCTTCCCGGAAAGTGATGCGATGTATGCTGCCTCCCTGACGTCCGGCACGGATATCCCCGATAAGCGTATTGAACGGATTGTCGTCACCGTCATGGGTGGAGATAACGCGTACCTTTCCCCCCCAGATAAGCATCGCCAGCGCCGCTTTCAGCAGTTCGTCCAGTTGCTCATGGAACGCCGCTTCGTCGATAACAATAATACCCTGACGGCCACGCAGGTTAGACGGGCGGCTGGAGAGCGCAACAATACGAAAGCCGGAGTCAGGAAATTTGATGGTGTAAGTCTTGATGTGTTTGTCGTCGTCGTCCTCTTCCCAGAATCCTTCTTCAATTTCACTGGCCGCATAGTTGAATGCCCGTGCCCACATCGCACACGCCTGAATGTATTCGACGGTCATGTCCTGGTTATAAGCGATGTAATACACATTCATCCCGCCTGCTGGCGCAGAAGAGGCGGCGGTCAGTACGTTATCGGATGCCTCAGCCCATGTAATACCGGTACGACGGCTCTTTTCTATCACCTTAAGCGGAGAGGTGTCTGCCACCCAGCGCTGCTGGTAAGGCAACAGAACGGGAGGGGCATCCAGCGCCGAGGTATCAGGCAAAACGGGAGCAAGGTTATTCCTCCCGTCCATGGGACTCATCCCTTCGGGGCCGCCGCCAGCGGCGTTTAAAATCACTCCGGATGATTTTGTCATGTGGCAATCCCCAGAATCTCGCGACGAAGCGCCTGTACTGCGTCGCTTGACAGTCCCCCCTTACGGGCAATTTTCTCGGCGTTGCTGGCTGCCTGCTGCGCTCTGGCCCGTACTTCAGACTGGAACTTTTTGAGGTTGACGGACGCGCGGGACAGCGTAGCCACATTCTTCGCCACCTTCGACAGCAGGGCCACGCGTTCTTTAGGATCGACTTCGCCTTCTTCCGCCTCCTGCAACTGGACAATACTCTCGAACAGCTCGGTCTGAATAAGGGCTATCACAGCCTCCGAACGCGCATCCTGATCGTCTGCTGCGCCTTCGGTCAGCATGCGGGCCGCTTCTGTTGCCGCACGGATAGCACCATAGCGGCGCTCAATCTTCTGTCCATAGCGATGGATAGCGGATTTGCTGATGACGTACCCCCGCTCACGCAACAGTGACTCCAGCTCGTTATACCCGCTGAAGCCGGATTCAGTCAGCGCCCGTTCAAGCCAGCGGCGCACGTCTTCCGGCAGCTTTTCTATTGTGCTGCGTCTGGCCATTATTCACTCCAGTACTTTTCCGGGCGGGCAATACCCGGACCACATTCCACGGTGTATTCCACCAGGTCTACGCCGAGGCGGGTCAGGTCAGCAAACCAGTCGCCAGAAGGTTTTTTCTCCAGCTCAACCATTTTACGGTCAGCCAGATAATCCAGTTCGCGGCGCAGTTCCAGCGGTGTGGTGTCCGGGTAGATGGCACGGGACACATCCAGCAGCAGCGTCTCGCTGGCGGTGTAAGGGCGGGTCTTGTTCAGGGCAACCAGCAGACTCCAGCGCAGGGATTCGCGGCGTACCCGGGTAATATCGACCATTATTGACCTCCGGTATTGCGGTACTGCTGTACCACTTCCAGTTTGTTATAAAGCGCGTCCAGTTTGGCCTCAATGACTGTCTGGCCACGGATATAATCCTCTCGACGGACATAATTCAGCGGTAAATCCGCTTTAAATCGCATAAATTCTTTTTCCAGCTCGCCCCAGTTGGAGGCGGATTGTTGCAGGGCCTGTTCAAGGGAGGCGAATCGTGCCGCCTGGCGTTCTTCTGTTTTACTGAACAACCATTTGGCGAGCCCTCCCACAAACCTCATGAAGGTGAGCAGAAAACTCACCACCGTCCAGAATTCAACCTGCAGTGTCATTTCTGTAATCCTTCCCGTTCATCCAGCAGCGCGTTTATCTGGTTCCGCCAGCGACGACATTGCCATGCGTTGTCGATGATGTTGGCGAGAACGTCACGCTGGGAGACACCCGAATCGCGTAACCGGGTGTCAGTGGTTTCAGGTTGCCCGGTCGCTGTGCCAGAGCGGGTGCCAGTGGCGGCAACTGAGTCTGAATGACCGGTGTCGACGGATGCGTTGTCATATCCGAGTGCGGCGTTGTACTGGCGCACGAAACCGCGAGTAAACACGCACTCAATGGGATGACTCTTACCTTTTTCATCAATCCAGCGCTGTGTGACATCGTTAATTTGCCCCTGTAGTTGTTTGTTCCGGCTCTCCAGTTGAGCAATCTGCTCAAGATAACCGGCTTCAGCCCGCTGCCCGGCGGCCACCTGCTCCTGATACCGTCTGGCCCAGGCCCGCAGCGCAGCATTCTCAAGCGTTGCCTGCTCCGTTTTGTACGCGTCAAATGCTGACTGCAACTGACTTAGCGCGGTATCACCGTCACGCTTTGCAGAGTCATGACCACTTCTGTATCCCATGGCATACAGGCCGACCAGAAAGGCATTGATAAGAATGGCCAGCAGAATGCCGCGCCACGGCAGCTTTTTAACCAGATGCCACACAACTGCTGCCTCCCCATGTGAGATATCGCGGTGCCAGTTCGCGCAGGATGCGCTGCGGATAATGGCGGTTCTCCCGCCAGCTGGCCGCATTGCGTCCGGCATTCACCGTGGCGACATGTCCGAACCAGCGGGTGCTGTCCAGACCTTTCTGTGATGCAAGCCGCCTGTCCCGTTGTACCCAGCCCAGACCACCGTTATAGCCCGACAGTGTCATGGCCATACGCTCGCAGTCACTGGCGGCGCTGACACGCTGCCACAGCCAGCGGTCATAGCTGACCAGCGCCCGGATAGCCCATGCCGGATTAAACGGCTCACGACTGCTCAGCATCGGTATCAACTGGCTTATCCAGTCGGCAGTGGCAGGCATGAACTGCGCCAGTCCCTGAGCGCCAGCCGGCGAGATCGCATCAGGTCGCCAGCCGCTTTCCTGATGCAGTTGCGCGGCGAAATCGGCCACCGGCGCAGACAGTCCCCATTCAAGCCGGGCATTACGGATCACATCATCGCGATACTGCAGCGCAGCCTGCGGAGGTTGTGCTGCGCATGCCTGGCTGAAAAAGCCGCCACACCAGAGCAACATTGCGACAAAGAATACCCATGCCATATGAACCAGAAAGGTCCCGGCGCGGACTGACAGGCGTTCGGTTCTGATGAAGACCCGAAAGGCTTCGAAAGCCAGTTTCAGGGACATGCATACAATCCAGGTGATCTGCGGCCAGTTCATGATTAAAGCCCCATCGCAACAGCCAGGCAGACCGCTGCAACAATCAGTGCACGGCGGATTAACGCAGCAGAAAACACCAGGTGAAGGCCGGTCTGTACCGGGAAACGCCCTTCAGCCATCAGCCTGTCGTCATGTTTCAGGTACTGACCGGGACGGGCTTTGGGGAAGAGCGAACGGTCAAGCCAGTAACCCAGCACTGCTGCCAGCGTGATGAGTGCCAGCTTGTAGATCACAACAGGCAGCTGCTGTGGTGAGACCAGAGCGATGGTGCCCAGCAACAGCACTGAGGTCAGCAGCCAGCCGCTGAGGCGAGGTTTTTTAACAGGGGGAATGAATTTTTTCAGGTTTTTCATGTGTGTCTCCTTATCTGGTGGAGACAGCATCACAAATACAGGGCGCGAAGGATTTTAAAGCGCGTTAAGAGAGCCGGGGATACGGGATGTGCAGGATAAACGATGAATTATTCACAGAGGAGAATACGATATGACGCAGACACTGAATCCGGTCATCACTGTCACCGTGTCCGGTCCTGTGGGCAGCGGTAAAAGTTACGTACTGGCGCGAATAGAGGAAGTGGTGAAACAGGAATTCGGAAACAGCGTCATTGTCGACGCCGCAGACGTGGACGGTGAGCGCCGTATGAGTGGGGATGATCTGAGCACATGGCAGAAACCACGGGCTGGCACAGTGATCAGGCTGGAGGAATACACGGGACAGGGCCTGTTGTCATACGGCGAGGAGCGTATCTGTCGGACGAATGAGCTGCTGGATGTTATATGCCCCACGGGCCGGCAACCCTGGATACTGCCCGATGCACTGCATGCCACCATTGCGGCACTGATGACAGTTTACGATCAGGAGCTGCTCATGAAGGAGTTACGTAAACTCACTGGTCAGTCAACAGAATGTTGTTCGTCCCCGAAGTACGGCAAACAGGAACACATCCCGATTAACCAGCCTCCCCGGTTCTTCGACGAATACCTTCTGACACCGGAAAATAAAGCTGAGCATGAAGAGATCAAAGCGGCGTTGTTCCGGGAAATCAGGAAGATTGCTGAAATGCAACTGGAGGGCGGGCTGGACAGAGTGATGGCGAGAGGAGAATGGGCATCGCTGTTTGAAAGAGTTTCCCCGGAATTACTTCCCCTCGCACTGGCTATCGGGATTATGCAGACAGCGGATAAACCTCACTTACGTTCATTAAACACGTAACGCATAATCCGGGATACGCATTCAGCGATGACTGCATTTTCACCGGTTTTTACTGCATCCAGAAGTGACTCTTTAAATGGTACGGGCCGGGGCTGCAGAAAGGTCGGCATGGCATTGAGCAGACAGAGCGTTTTTTCCGTGAGGACGACATCAGCCGCTCCCACAGCCAGCAACTGAGAGTAACGAATATAGCTGTTATCCCGAAGCCATATCAGCGTATCAATAAAACACCGGCACTTTTTCTGGTCGTGATCAACCTGGTCCGGGATATCGAAAAAACCAGAATAAATCAAAACCTGAGGTGCCGGATGCGTGTTCAGTAATCGGCAGAATATTTTGCCGGTGAGTACATAAAAATCATCATTTAAGGAGTGCATCATGAATCCCCGATTAACGTTAACAGAACATCAGCGCCGTGCTGAAGCAGTGAACAATGTTCTGGAAGATATTATCCGGTTATACCGCGGAGAACTGAGTGTCTGTCGTGCCGCTTTTCATTTTCAGGGAATACAAAAGCAGTTTGATACTTCTGTTTTTGCAGAAGGTATTACTTATGCCCTGGACCGGATAAGGTCAGAAAATCGCCCCGGATAATCCCTAAACCACATTAACAGAAATCCCGCCATCCCTGCCGCATCATGAAAGAACGACCAGCCCGGCACCCGAAAGCCGGGCTGGTCATCGCCCCACAGGAATGCGCTGTGAGCCGACCAAGGTTCAGTCAGTCTCGCGAGACCTGACCAGACTGCCATATTTTTTAATAATTGTAAAAGGCTTGCAGATTATGAAAATGCAGACATTACCCATCGTGCCGTGGATTGGTGGCAAACGCCGCCTTGCAAAACACATTCTGCCGCTGTTTCCGGCGCATGAATGTTATGTGGAGCCGTTTTGTGGGGCAGCAGCGCTCTATTTTCTTAAGACACCCGGCAAGATCGAAGTCATCAATGATATCAACGGTGAACTGGTGAATCTGTACCGGGTGGTAAAGCATCACCTGGAAGAATTTGTCCGCCAGTTCAAATGGGCGCTGGTCAGCCGTCAGATCTACAAATGGCTGCAGATCACCCCGGAAGAAACACTGACGGATATCCAGCGTGCGGCACGGTTCTACTACCTTCAGAAGCAGGCGTTTGGCGGCAAGGTGGCAGAGCACAGCTTCGGTACCTCCACCACATCCCCGCCACGCTTCAACCTGCTACGTATTGAAGAAGAACTGTCAGCGGCACACCTGCGGCTTTCCAGAACAGTCATAGAACACATGGACTGGCAACAGTGCATTGAGCGTTATGATCGTCCGCACACGCTGTTCTACTGCGACCCACCGTACCTGGGTACGGAAGGCTATGGTGTGGATTTTCCTGAAGGGAACTACTCGCGGCTGGCAGAGCTGGCCCGGTGCATCAGAGGAAAAATGATAATTTCGGTGAACGACATCCCGCAGATGCGCGAGGTGTTCACTGGACTGAACATACAGACAGTGAATATCAACTACAGTCTGGCGGGTAAACCCACGCCGCGCCGTGAACTGCTAATCTGCAACTTCTGAAACAAAACCGGAAAGCACAATGCTTTCCGGTAAACCAAACAACTTCCACTATGTCACTGGCGATGTTTTCTGAAAGCATCCAGATCAACCACCTGTCCTTTGTGTCCGGGTCAGTATCAGCCTGCGATTTTTCCTGGTTTTGGCTGAGTATAGAATCGCCCAATCTCAAGAAATGAGCGTTGTTGGTCTGGTGTCATGTCGTCAAAAGTATCTATTAGTTTTTGTTTTTCTGGGGAAATTTGATTCTGGTTTCTAGTCATACCATCTGTGCTCATTCCAGTGAGCAACCAATTTACATCAACATTAAACTCTTGATGCATCTTTAACAGAAACTCCCCTCCAGGCATCGCCTTTCCATTTTCAATCTGACTGATACCACCATTAGAAATACCTAAACGAGCTGCAAATTCTCTCTGGTTCAACCCTGCTTTCTTCCTCACAGAAATAACGCGCTCTCCTATATCTTTGCTCATAAAAGTGAATCTCTATCTTGATATGCTCATAATTATGAGCAATAATCTAACACATATAAGGCAAACATCATTGCATCAACAAAGGAGACAACGATGACTGCAGAACAAGTCAAAGCTCTCTTCCGCCAGCGCGGGATCACTTTCACCCGCTGGGCAGAAGAAAACGGCTACAACCGCAATGAGGTATACCGCGTTCTCAACGGGCAGACCAAAGCCCGTTACGGTAAATCCCATGAAATCGCCGTGAAGTTGGGACTGAAATCAACAGCTCAGGCGGCCTAAATATTTTGAGTCTTTGTAAAAGGTTATCACATATCGCAAAAGAGGTATGCAGATGAGTAAGACGAATGTTTCAAGCTCCGGCAGTCGCATCCTCCGGGTACTCAAAGCGCTGCGCGGTCATGCCCTGAACGGTATTTCTAACGGTGAACTGGCGACAGCACTGCACGAGTCACCGGCAAACATCAACCGGGCACTCAACACCCTCATTGAAGAAGGGCTGGCTCTGAAACTGGAGAACGGACGTTTTGCACCGGGCATCCAGTTACTGCAGATCGCCATGGCCCACAGTAACGAGATGGCACGTGCACAGGATCGTATTAACGAAATTAACCAACGTGTCATTTCAGGTAGTCGTTTGTAAGGAGTAATCAATGGGACGTACCAAATCACCGATTAACACTGAACTGAACGCCGATGTACCGCTGTCGGATGATCTCAACGTCAGCCTGAATGCCATGACACAGCATCGCATGGAGATCATGCAGCAGTTTGGTGATGGACTGCCTTATGAACGTGAACGCATCGTTCACGAAGCACGTTTTTATATGGCGCAGAGTGCTGAATCTATGTTGGAAGCGGGTAAGCGGCTGATCATCTTAAAAGAAAATGAACCGCATGGTGATTTCACAAATATTCTGGAAAACGACCTCGGATTAGCACCACAGGTAGCTCGTCGCATGATGCAGGCCAGCGTGAAATTTCTCGGCAATGGAGATGAACAGCCAAAACGCTCAGCGCTGAGCGTTTTGGGAAAAACCAAGTTATATGAACTGATGGTTCTGGATGACGAAGAACTCGACGCATTAGCTGATGGTGGAACCGTCGCCGGTGCAACGCTTGATGATATTGATCGCATGACCAGCCGCGAACTGAAGGCCGCCCTGCGTGAAGCGCGCGAAACCAACGCAGCTCAGCAACAGGTGCTTGCCGGAAAGGACGAAAAAATCAACGAACTGGCCACAAAACTGGAGAAGAAATCGCGCCTGCAACCTCCGCCGCCAGACGAAGAACTGAAAAAATTGCGGGCGGAAGTGACGGCATTAGCGGTTGAGGCCGAATCGGCTATCGCCGTCCGGCTGTCCAGTGTTTTTGAGACCCTGTGTGAATACTGCACCAAAAACATGATCGATACCCCCAGAGATTTCATGGCCGGTCTGGTCTGCCAGATTGAACGCAGTGTTCATGCATTACGTGAGACGTTTGACCTTGAGGCCGCTCCATCGGGTAACGATGCCCCCGCCTGGCTGACCGAACCGGAACCTGAAATCAACCGACCGGAGGATATGCAGTAATGAATACGAATAACACACAAAATACCCTGATGGACAGCCCGGAGGCACTGGGGCACGCACTGTGTAATCTGCTGCCGGAGATGGTGCAGGGTTTCCGCGTGGTGACCCCTTCCGGTGAAATCTGCGTACCCGCACAGGAGACGCACCCGTTTGTACTGACGATGGAGGTGATGCTGATGCAGCAGATAAGACGTCTGCAGAATCAGTCAGCATTACGCCCGGTAGTTGCACCGCAACCGGTAAATACCGTGGTGAAAACCTGCGATGGCGAAACACTGTGCGACCTCGCCAGAAAAATTGCCGCCAGAATCGGATAACAGGGAAGACAAGCTATGACCCCGGCACTGACTGAAAAACTGGTTGAAACAGCCCGCGCGGCACGTGACGCGGGGCATGGTAAACGCGGTGCAATATACGACGCTGCCTGTGCTGAACTTGGCATGTCCCGCGCCACTCTGCTGCGCAGGCTGAAGGAGGTATCTGTGACTGATAAACGCAAAAAACGCGCCGATGCCGGGCGCAGCGCCCTGACCCGCGACGAAGCCGCGCTGATATCTGCCACACTGCGTGAGGCCACCCGCAAGAACGGTAAGCGTCTCTATTCCATCGCAGATGCAGTGGAAACCCTGCGGGCTAACGGCTTTATCACCGCAGGCAGAACAGATGAAACCACCAGTGAGTTTTTCCCGTTGTCTGAAGATGCCATCAGCCGTGCTCTGCGTAACTATGGCCTGCACCCGGAACAACTGGATGCCCCTGCACCACATACCGAAGTGGCCAGTCTGCATCCCAATCATGTCTGGCAGATTGACGCCTCACTCTGCACGCTTTACTACCTGAGCAATGGACATAAAGGGCTGCAGGTGATGGACAGCGCGAAGTTCTACAAGAACAAGCCCGCTAACCTTGCCCGTATCGCCAGTGACCGCGTGTGGAGTTACGAGATTACCGACCATGCCAGCGGCTGGATTTACGTTGAGTATGTGACGGGCGCGGAATCAGGTGAGAACCTGTGTTCTGTGCTTATCAACGCCATGCAGGAGCGTGGCGGCGCAGACGTGCTGCACGGCGTGCCGAAAATACTCTATCTCGACCCCGGCTCGGCAAACACCGCGGGTATGACGAAAAACATGTGCCGCTCACTGGGCATCGACCTGATAGCGCACAAGCCGCATAACGCCCGCGCCACCGGACAGGTGGAAAAGGCGCGTGACATTATCGAACGCAAGCTGGAGCCGGGTCTGAAGTTCCGGCCGGTTCACAGTCTGGAAGAACTCAACGCGCTGGCCGCGAAATGGCGCAGCCACTTTAACGCCACGGCTGTTCACAGCCGCCACGGTAAAACCCGCACGGATATCTGGCTGAAGATTACTGCTGAGCAGCTGAAAAAAGCGCCTTCCGTTGAGGTATGTCGTGAACTGGCTGTGGCGGCACCAGAACTCCGCAAAGTCACGCCAAAACTTCGTGTCTCGTTCCGGGGCACTGAATTTGACGTATCAACGGTACCGGGCGTACTGGTTGGTGAAAAACTGATGATTACCCGTAACCCATGGCGCAGCGATGTGGCACAGGTGGTTCTGACCGGTGAGGACGGCCACGAGACGTTCTTCCTGGTCGAAGAGGTCAGAAAGAACGAGTTTGGCTTTGCTGAAGGCGCGGCGGTATTTGGCGAAAGTTACAAAGCCCTGCCGGAAACCCCGGCACAGATGGCGGCAAAAGAAACCGAAGCGCTGGTTACCGGTACAGACAACGCCGCAGATGCAGCCGCCGCACGCAAGGCGAAGGCGCTGCCGTTCGGCGGGCGGCTTGACCCGTATAAACATATCGACGACACCACACTTCCGGCCTATATGCCGAAGCGTGGTCAGGCCTCTGACGTACGCGGGCCGCGCACTGAACAACGTCCCATGACTCATGTGGAGGCCGCGAAAGCCCTGCGCGATAAGTTCAGCGCCGACGGCCTTACCTGGACGCCGGAACATTACCGCCAGTTAACGGCACAGTACCCGGACGGCGTACCGGAAGCCGCACTGGATGAAGTCATGGCCACGCTGACCACACCGGCCCGCAGCAGTGTTATCAGCATTGTTAACGGCAACTGAGGAGGGAAACATGCTGGTACTGAAGCAGCAACTGAAAGAGGCCCGTATTCCACAGGCGGTGGTGGCGAGAGCTGTCGATGTTTCTGAGGCCACGCTGGCCCAGATTGTGAATCATAACGCGTGGCCCCGCACCAGCCCCGGAGAAGTGCGCCGGCGTCTTGCGTCCTGGCTGGAAAGTCAGGGGATTGATACAACGAAGAGTTTTGATGCTGTACAGGGCGCGGCCACGCCCCGTACAGCGGGTACCACAGATAAAACGAGCCTCAGTGAGGAAGAGAATATGTTACTCAAAAAACAGGTGTTATTTCCAGCAACCAAAAAAGCGTTTGGTCTTTTCCGTGACCCGTTCGCCGACGAAGCCATGCAGGGTTCTGATGATGTGTTCACCACCCCGGACATTCGCTACGTGCGTGAGGCGCTGTACCAGACAGCCCGTCATGGTGGGTTTATGGCCGTCATCGGTGAGTCCGGTGCGGGTAAATCCACGCTGCGCCGCGACCTGACTGAACGTATCAACCGCGAGAATGCGCCGGTAATTGTTATCGAGCCATACATCATCGCTATGGAAGACAACGATGTGAAAGGGAAAACCCTGAAGGCAGCAGCTATTGCCGAAGCCATTATCAGTACCATCGCACCACTGGAAAGCATCAGACGCAGTCAGGACGCCCGTTTTCGCCAGTTGCATCGCGTCCTGAAAGACAGCAGCCAGGCGGGGTTCAGCCACGTTCTGGTGATTGAGGAGGCCCACAGTCTGCCCATTCCGACACTGAAACACCTCAAACGCTTTTTTGAGCTGGAGTCCGGTTTCAAAAAACTGCTGTCCATCGTGCTGATTGGCCAGCCGGAACTGGCGACAAAACTGTCTGAACGCAATATGGAAGTCCGTGAAGTCGTTCAGCGCTGTGAGGTGGTCGAACTTCTGCCTCTGGACAATAACCTTGAAGAATTTCTGACGTTCAAACTGCAACGGGCCGGTAAACAGCTGACGGACATTATGGACGCCGGTGCAGTGGATGCCATACGTGCCCGCCTGAGCAATCCGGGAAGTCACCGTAAAAATATGGTCAGCCTGCTGTATCCGCTGGCCGTCAGTAACCTGGTAATAGCCGCCATGAATCTGGCCGCTGAAATCGGGGTTCCACAGGTCAACGCTGACGTTGTCAAAGGGGTTTAATAATGAAATCCACCACAGGTATCAACCAGCAAATCAGCAAAGTGCAGTCAGCCATTATGGCGCTTAAGGCGACGAACACGGATGTACAAAGCATCACCATCAGGGGTAACAAACCTGTCATCCGCGTTTCCCGGAGTGCGCATTGCATGCGCATGCTTGAGCAGGGAAAGGCCTGTTATCTGTATACCGGACATGACCACAGGGGATATTTCCGTCAGGGCGTTTTCGAACTGCACGGCTGTCGCGTCGTGTGGCCGGAATCTTTGTGGTAATCAGCACAACTGGAGAAATCATAAAAAATGGCAAAAAGTACAAAAGGTGCAAAACGTATCAAGGCCGCAGCAGCACTCTGGGTGCCGGGGACACGTGAAGAGGTCATTGAGGGAATCAGACTACTCGGTGACGCACAACGTGAACTGGTCAGGGCTGAAACAGAAATGAATGACGCCATTGGCGATATCACCGCACGTTATGCCCCGCTCACCGAGAGCCTGAAAAAACGCATGGCCGAACTGCAGTCCGGTATTCAGACATGGTGTGAGGCACACCGTGATGAACTGACCGGCAACGGGAAGGTGAAGTTCGCTAACCTCACCACCGGCGAGGTGCAGTGGCGAAACCGTCCGCCATCAGTCAGTATCCGTGGGGCGGATAATGTTATTGAATTACTGAGACGTCTGGGGCTTGAGCGCTTTATTCGTGTAAAAGAGGAAATAAATAAAGACGCTATCCTGAATGAAAAAGAGGCCGTGAAAAATATTCCCGGTATTTCCATTAAAAGCGACATTGAGGATTTTTCAATAATTCCTTTTGAGCAGGATGTGCAGTAAACACACCACGTTAATTATTTAATAAAAACATTTTCTTTTTTATTCCGACGTCAGCGCCGCGGGCTTCTGCACGCCGGAAACAGAGGAGAATTAAATCATGATATTTAAATGTATTCAGTGCGAGAGGGATATAACAGCCCTGCGTTTTCACAGCGCCATCGCCGTGATGTCCGGTAAATACCACATCCCTGCGGTACGCGTCACCCTGGTCTGCCCGTACTGCAGCCAGCATTTTTCGGCAGACGTGCCCGTCATGGAATTCTCCCGCCCTGACAGGGAGGACTCGCAATGATTACCCCACAGGAAGCACGACAGCGCACCCGAACCCTTGTTGAACACTATGTCAACGAGTGTGAATGCCGCGACCTCACCGATGTGAAGCACGTCCTGACGGCGCTAATCAGCATGGCCACACAGGCCATTGTGGCGACCAACGGAAAGGAGGCTGCCCTGCAGGTACTGATGAACACACTCACCCACACGGCAGAGCATGAGGTGCCGTACCGGATGGAAACCACTGCAGAAGGCGGCCTGCACATCACCGTCAGCCGGAAGCACTGAGGGCGCGGCATGACACGAAACACCGAACTCACCCGCACCGCCCTCTACCGTCTGGCCCTGCAGCGTTTCGGGCCGGACGCACAGGCCCTGAAACTGGCAGAAGAGGCCGCTGAACTGGCGGCCAGTGCCGCCCGCAACCTGAACGGACAGGGCAGCGAAAGTGACCTCGCGGCAGAGCTGGCAGACGTGGAAATCATGACAGAGCAACTGCGCCTTCAGGGGATGGACCGGCTGATTGACTTCCACAAACAGAAAAAACTGGAACGTCTGGCTGCACGACTGGGCGTGATTTACACGAACGAGTAACCGGGAGGCATTCAATGGCTGACATACTCAGGGAAATCACCGCATGGACACTGATTCTTACTGGCCTGGCGACATGCCTCAGTGCGGGGGCAGCCCTGGCTGCCCTGCTGATGCACATAACAACACAGTGGTTATGGGAAAAGCTTAAAGCAGCATACAGCCTGAAAGAGCTGTCCGACGCTGTCCGGGCATGGAAACGGCAGAAAAATACCGGAGATACAGAACAATGACAGACCAGAATAAACACATTGAGAAACTGAAAAAGTTGCTGGCGCTGGCCGCATCCGGCAACCCGCACGAGGCCGCTCTGGCACTGCGCCGAGCCCGTAAACTGATGGATGTTCACGGCATCACACATTCCGACATTGCTATGAGTGATATTGATGAAACCATCAGTCACTACTGGCCGACAGGCAGTCTCCGTCCACCGCGCTACATGCTGGGCCTGATGAACATCATCCGCGAGGTATTTGGTGTTAACTCCATCATTCACCCCGGCACGCATCCGTCTGTGGGGTTCTACGGCAACCGGGAACGTGCGGCACTGGCTGCATACACCTGGGAAGTGCTGGCCCGTCAGCTGAAAAAGGCGCGTCAGCAGTATATCAGTGCACAGAACAAAAGAATAAAAACCGCCACCCGCACCAGCCGTGGAGACCAGTTTGCCGAAGGCTGGGTGCTGGCCGTTATCAGTGAAATACAGTCCTTTGCCCTGACCGATGATGAGCGTGAACTGATGCAGCAGTGGCTGGAACATAAATACCCGCAGACGCAAACCACCAGGGCGCGTAAACCGGGAAGAAGCCGCAATGGCGACGCCTCGCGCTATGCGGGGTTTCGTGAAGGGCAGAACGTCAGACTGCACCGCCCGGTCAGTGGGCAGGAACAACAGAAACTGGAGGCCAGATGATTACGCTATCAGGTAAAAGCCGGAAATTAAAAGCCTGCCGAATATCTGCCAGATACCTTTTTGCCCGCGCCTTTTTTAAGAACGTCAGGCCGGGGATCACAATTGGTGTTATTGCCGGACGCGAACAGGTTGAAAAATACATGTCAGGTGCATGGTGGAATAACGACCCTGTCATTGCTGCCCGTAATATTCATATCGAATGGGGAGGTATTCAGAATGACTACTGAAACCATTGTCTGTTTTCTTTTCTGGTATATGTACGCAGGATCATGCAGCGCAAGACTTCATCGTTCCCTGGGCTATGGCAGGCACTACGACACCGCGCATTACATCCTGTACATGACCGCCGTCATGTTGTTCTGGCCAGTCACCCTGCCAGCTGCAACCGACATTGTTGCCGACAGACTGAAAAAAAGGAGATGATATGCAGAAAAAACGCCTGATACAGCTTATCCATATTGCCCGTAATGAACTGGGTATGGATGAAGACACCTACCGCCAGATGTTACAGGGGCTGACCGGTAAAGCCTCAACCAAAGGAATGGATACCACACAACTAAACTGCGTGCTGGAATCCATGAAAAAGAAAGGCTTTCGCGTTAAACCAGCCAGAAAAGCCAGCTCCGGTTTACCGCTTGATAACCATCCGCAGTCCAGGAAAATTCGTGCGCTATGGCTTGAAATGGCTGCTGCCGGCATTGTTCGTGACCGTTCAGAAAATGCATTAGCGAGGTGGATCAAGCGGGAAACGGGCATCAGCGCCCTGCGCTGGCTCAGTACTGAACAGGCAAGCAGTGTTATTGAGAAACTGAAGAAGTGGCAGCGCAGAGCTGCGGGAGTCAAACATGAGCGACCTGAATCAGTTTCGAAGTAAGGGGCCGGAACTCCTGGTGGAACTGGCACAGCATACCTCTGAGACCGTTCGCGAGATTATTGATATTGAGCCCGAAGTTGCCGACCAGATTGGTCAGGCCGTCGCGAACCGAATGATGCAGGTCTGGGGCGGGCAAAACGTTTATTTCCCGATGGGCATGGTATGGAAGGTCAGTCAGCGCGACCGGGAAATCTTCAGGGAGTTTAACGGACGCAACCACCACGAACTGGCCCGCAAATTTGGTGTTTCGCTTCAGTGGGTCTACAGCGTGGTTAAGCGGGTAAGAAAAGAAGAACTGGATCGGATGCAGGGCAAGCTATTTGCTGATGAACCCGATGCAGATACGGAGAAAAAAGAGTAA